TACCAGATAGTTCATTTACATTTAGAAGTGATGATACATCTGATAGTGTGGGAATTAGAGTTATACATTGTGAGTGGAAATCTTTAAAACCTTTTAAATTTGTAAAAGGTATAGACTTACAAACAGGTGAAGAATACGAAGCTATAGTAGATGAATCATATCAATTAAATAAAGAAGCAGGAGATATAGAAATTACAACTGAATGGATTCCTGCTAAATTTGAAGGTTATAAAATAGGTAAAGATAAATTTGCTTATTTAAGAGAAGTACCAGGACAGAATAAAGATTTAAACAATTTATATCATTGTAAATTATCTTATATAGGGGCTACTTTTGATAATCTTAATTCTGAATACTTCATTAGTAGATAGAATGAAGTATTATCAATATATGTATAATATATTNTTNTATAGAATAGANTTACTTATAGCATCAGATGATGGTAAATCTTTATTACTTAATGCAGGTCTTATACCTAAGTCTTCAGGACTTGATATTGAAAAATGGATGTATTATTTTAAAGTAAATAAGATTGGTTTAATGGANCCATCTGAAGAAGGTAACAAAGGAAATCAAGATATTACACAAGCTGCTAAAGAAATAGATATGTCTTTAGTATCTGATATACAGAAATATATACAGTTAGCAGAATATGTAGAAAGAAGATGTGGAGAGTCTGTTGGTATTACTAAAGCAGTAGAAGGACAAATAGGTACTGAAGATGCTGTAAGAAATACTCAACAATCTTTAATACAATCTGCCAATATTTTAGAACCTTATTTTGAATTACATAACAATATAAAAAGAAATGTATTGCAGGCTTTAATAGAATCTGCCAAAGTAGCTTATTCAGAATTTCATTCTACAAGTATATCTTATGTATTAGATGATATGTCAAGAAAAATGATTTCTATAGATTATGATTTGTTAGACAATTCAACTTATGGTATTTTTGTATCTAATTCAATGAAATCAGATGAAGCATTACAAATGGTACAACAATTATCTCATGCTGCATTACAAAATCAAAAAATAGAATTATCTGATGTAATCAAAATTATGAGAAGTGAATCTATACAAGAAGCTGAAGAATTATTAAAAGGTGCAGAAAAAGAAAGAATAGAAAGAGAACAATCTCAACAACAACAACAACTTCAAGCCCAAGCTGAATCTGAAGAAAAACAAAGAGAGTTTAGAAGAGAAGAATGGGAATTTGAAATGAATAAAATGGAGAGAGAAGANCANCTTAAAACAGAAAGAGAACTTCAAAAACAAGCTATTTTATCACTTGGATTTAATGAAGATAAAGATTTAGATAAAGATAATATACCAGANATACTTGAAGTNTATAGNGCTGGTGTTGATGCTAATATAAAACAAGAAAAATTAAATTTAGATAGACAAAAATTAGAACAACAAAAAAAAGAACACGCAGATAATATAGTGCTTGAAAATAAAAAAATAAAAGCTCAAGCACATAAAAAATAATGTAAATACTAAATAAAGCTATTAGCTATGAAATAACATAGTTAAGTTTAAAACTTAAAAATATTAAATAATTAATCTTAAATTTGCAAAGAATTATGGAAGAAGAATTAGAAAATCAAAATAATGAATTACTTACTTTTGATTGGGAAGGAAGTGAAACAGAAAATTTTTTTGGTATAAAACCAGAAAAATCTGAAGTTCAAAAAATTGTAGAAGAAATTAAAAAGAATGAAGCTACTCCCCAAGAAAATAAAACAACTCAAAAAAAATCCAAAGAAGATACAAAAGAAGTAGAAGAAGTAGAAGAAGAAGTAGAAGAAGTAGAAGCAGATAACTTTTTTGAGGCTACAAATAAAACTACAAAACAAGGTGGGGTTCAAAAGGAAACCACACAAGATGAAGAAGGAAGTATATATAAAGATGTATATAAAGATTTAAAAGAACATGGTATTTTTAAACATGTTGAGTTAGAAGAAGATGAGGAAATAGATGTTGATAGATTTTTTGAGTTACAACAAGAAGAATATGAAACGGAAGTTTCTGAAAGATTAAAAGCTTGGGCTTCTGAAGAATTAGATGATGATGCTAAGGCATTTATTAAATTTAAAAGAGAAGGTGGAAATACAGCAGATTTTTTTGATATTTATGAATCAAGCTTAGATGCTCCATCAGGAAATATAGAAGATGAAGATTATCAAGATGAAGTAATTAGATATCAACTCAAAGAAGAAGGGTGGGATAGAGATGAGATTGAAGATAGATTAGCCTATCTTACAGAAAATGGTAAAAAAGAAAAAGTAGCTGAAAAATATAATATAAAAATCAAACAAGAAGAAGCTGAGAGGAAACAAACCCTATTGAAACAAACTGAACAACAAAAATTAGCAGCTAAAGAACAAGAAGAAACTTTTAAATCNGATATAAGAGAAACATTAGAATCAATAGATGAAGTAAGTGGTTTTAAAATTACTTTACAAGATAAACAAAAAATATTTAATTTTTTAACAAAAAAAGAACATAAAATTTCAAATACAAGAGCTATAACAGGATTTCAAAAGAAACTTGCTGAAGTGTTTCAAGATACAAATAAAATGATATTATTAGCTAAGTTAGTAGAAAGTAATTTTGATATGTCTGGTTTTGAAAAGCAAATAACAACAAAAAATACAAAACAAGTAAAAAGTAATTTAGAACAGCGAAAAGGTATGAGACCTTCTAATTCTGGAAGTTCATTAAAAGGTTCAAATCTAGCTGATTTATTTAATTAATTAACAAACAAAAAAATTATGGCGACATTAGGAAGTAAATTTAAAACAAAACAAATGCCTTGGCATGCTAACATGACTGAATTAAATCATTTGGGAGCTGCTTTGATTGCTAAACCTCATGTATTTGAAGGAAAGATGAATCAACTTTTCTCTGCTCAAAATTATTATTCTGATAACCCCCTTTCAAGTATTGCTTGGACTACAGGTACAGAAATGGTTTTGACTACAAATGAATGGGAATGGCAATTAAAAGGTGCAAATACAAGACCTCTTGTGGTAATTGAAAATGTTGAACCTATTAGTAATACAACTCCAGGACAAGGAAAAACTACATTTAAAATTAAATTAGATGAAAATTGGTTTGTTGCAGGGGATGTTATTACTCCAGGTACATCAGGTCAAAAATACCAATGTAGAATTATGGAAGAACCACAAAGACATGGAAATGGATGGGTTTATACTGTAAGATTAGTATCAGATGATTTTCAAGCATTCGTACCTTCAGCATACTTAACACCAGGACAGCAATGGGCTAAAATGTATTCTACTTATGGAGAAGGGGATAACCAAGATGGTTCTACTCAATATGCAATGCCTTTGACTCTTAGAGATTCAATGGGTAAATTTAGAAAAAAATATCAAATAACAGATTATGCATCAGAAGAAGTTTTAGCAGTTAAAATACCTGATTCAAAAGGTGGTTATCATGATTCTTGGATTAAATACGCAGAAGTAGAGTATTGGCAACAATGGTATAGAGAACTTGAAAGAGCATATTGGTATAATAGAAAAGCAAAAAGTATTGAAAGCGCAACAGGAAGATCTGTAGATTCATTCTCAGGTATTCAAGAAAAACTTGAAGATTCTCACTTACACTACTATTCTGAATTAACAGCTAAACTAATTGAAGAGTTCTTATTAGATATTTTCTATTCAAGAGTTAAACCAGGTTCAGGAAGAAAGATTAAAGTATTTACAGGGGAGTATGGTATGGTTCTATTTAACAGAGCTATGCAAGATATTATGGATAAAAGGGGTTGGGTTATTACTAATCAAAATTTTAATCCTGTTCAAAATGCAAAATCTGATTATCATTCAAATGCTTATTCAATAGGGTATCAATTTGTACAATATAAAATGCACAATGGGGCAGAATTAGAATTAGTTCACAATCCTCTATATGATGATAGAAGTATTAATTTTGAGATTGATCCTATCACAGGTTATCCAACAGAATCTATGAGATTTACTTTCTTAGATTTCTCAGGGGATTCAGGGGCATCAAATGTACAATTAGTATCTAAGAAAGATGGTTATAAATTTGGTTATGTATCAGGTTTAGTATCACCTTATGGACCAGCTAAAGGAACAATGATGAGTCACTCAGGTGAGTATTACTCAATGCACGTATCTAAACAATGTGGTGTACATATTGAAGATATTACAAAATGTGGTGAACTTATATTAAAAAGAAATATAGGATAATTATATTTTATATTATAAATATAAAAAATTCATTATATTTGCAGAATATATGTGGGTAGTATGTACTACCCACATTACTGCAAAAAATTATAAATAAATTTAAAATGGCATTAGTAGAAGTAAAACCAATTGAAAAAGAAAGATGGCATGGTGTTAAGGGTAAAGATATTTTTACAAGACCAACCACTATTGAAGCACT